GTATTTATCACAAACAAAAAAAGCCCGACACAGTTAAGTATCGAGCTTTTTAATAATAAGGGTGATAGGTTGGACTTTGAGAATACCAACAACCTCCTAGTAGCTCTCGCCATATTCGGAGGAGCCTAGCATCGGATAGTTACTTCCAAAAACATATCTTTGTATCTCTACAATCATATGTTGCCACTACAGCTACTAGCCAAGTTGTGTCACTACGCAACACCGTTCCTTGCACTATCTAATCTAAACCGTCGTCTAGCTTATGTACTTAATATAACATCATTACAAACATTGTCAAGTCTTTTTTTAAAAAAATTTAAGAAAAAGTTAATTGCATAAGTGTTTGATCTAATTTACCAAAATTATATAAATGAATAGGATTGTTTCTAAGAGCATTTACAAATTTTACAGTATTAAATCCAGTTGTATTAATGTAAGCAAGGCCTCTTAAATTTCCTATTGCATATGCTACACTATCTAAAACTCCGCAAAGTTTTGCATACTTGTATAAGCCTTCTAATGTACAGTTTGTTGCTACACCGACTCGTGTTTTTGTTTCCCATGTATTCAACATTCTTGGATTAAAACACAATTGACTTATGCCACCTTTGAAGTGCATGTACTTTGTATTCTCTACTAATGCATACTCTTCACTTTGGGGATATACTCCGCAATACATATCAAAACCGTAATCTTCAATATGCTTTTTAACATCGTATGCTGTTTGATAAACTTTACCTTGATATGTGCTACCGCCTATAAGCAAAACTTTATCGACTCCTGCTTTACGCATTGCAATACAGTTTTCGTGTAATTCACTTTCACTTTGCAAGTTACGTGCGCCTATGTGTGCAACTGCCTTAGCAGCACCTGCTTGATCATTTAATCTAATAGCTGCGTCTTTAACAATGCTAAGATCAGTTTTAGGCAAATGAGTAATGCTTACACTTGAAGCAGTATCAATTGCGTATTGACTTAATTTTTGTTTAGGGGTTTTTTCTACACTTATGTCCATGTAGTACTTATCAGTAAAACAGGCCCCGAAGGGCCTGTTAATGGTTTAATCATTAAACTATCTCTTACGAGAAGCTTACGTTGCCGTCTGTGATTGCAACGTTTGTTAAGTAATCCGCTGCGTTACCTAGTGACGAAGCTGTGTTTGATAGCTCAACATATCCATAACGTGTCATGAATGATACTGTTGGCTCAAAGCTTGTCGGATCTAGAACAACACCTGAACTCATTAGCGGGATGTATGGGCAATAGAATGCCGCTGCATCTGATTCACTTGAACCTTTATAGCCAACTAGTACTGATGTGCCGTCACCTGCATATGTATCTACATATACTTTCATTGCGTTGTTAAGAGTACCAACAAACTTAGTGTTTGTAGGTGCTTCAAAAGAACCCTCTGTTGTACGTGCAAATGCACTTGTAGTTGCAGACTGTAGGATAGTTAGCGCAAATGGGCTTACTACCGCAAAGTTACCTGCACCACGACGTGTGCGTTGCGCAATTAGGTTTGCTGCACGGTTGATTTGAACTGCAAGTGCTGCATGTTCGTCACCAACAAATGTAGCTGTACCTGATACTGCTGCTTGGTCATAAGTTTCAACTGCTGCGCCACCCAATGTGCGTAGTGAAGCAAGAACTTCTTGATCGATTTCTGCAGTAATCTCTTGAGCAAGTGCTGCCATGATTTCTGCTTCTACATCGATACCGTGTTGCGACTGAGCATCTTGAGCTGCTTCAAAGGTCCAACGTGCGCTTAGTTTGCGTGTTTTCGCTTCAACAGTCTGTTTCAAGATCTGAATGCTTAGTCTGTTACCAGCTGAACCTTCTAGTCCTGCTGTTGCTGCTGCTTTTGCAGTTGTAGTATCACCTGAATATGCTTCAGCAATTTTGAATGGGCTTAGAGCCTCTTCGCCTGCTGTTGCACCTGAGGCGCCTGTACCTGCTGTGTCCGAATAACGAACACGTAGTGTGTGGATCTGACCCACTGGACCAGTCATTGGCTGTACGCCGACTAGTTCGTTTGCGATGACTGTTGGCATTACACGACGAATAACTGGTAAAATAACTCTGTTAAGAGTTGCGACATTACCGGCAGAAGTAGCACCAGCTGTTGCAGTTTCACTCAAATACCTACGGGTATTTTCTAGTGTTGCTGCCATAACTGACTTTTTGTTGCCTTGTAGGCCTTCAAGAAGTGCTGTCTTCGTGTCCTGCCAGCGACTTTCGAGTAGTTCTGACATTATTATCTCCTTATTATAATCCAGCTAGACGACGAATGTCTAATACATTTCCGTCATCTACCTTACTACTAACGTTAGTTTGTGAATTTGTTTCACGGTTGCCTGTAACTTCTTTTGCCTCTGATAATTTTGCCTTCTGCTTTGCTGGACCTTTACCGTCGATAACCGCCGGTAGATACTTATCAAACGATGATTGTAGTCTATTCGTTTGTACTGATTCCAGTAAATCTGTCATGATTTCTTTTTGGTCGTTTGCTAGTGGAGCAACGAGATCATTTAAAATCGTGTTTCTACGTACAGATTCTTCAAGGCGCTTTTTCTCTGCGTCTTTTGTTTCTGCGATAGTTTTTGCTTTTGCTGCAAATGCTTTTGCTTCTGCTAGTTGCTTATCTTTAGCAGCTAACACTTTCATAAGTTTTGTAGTCTCACCTTGTTCATTTAGGTGCGAATGCATATACTCATTTGCAAATGCTTCAAAAATCTTACGACCGAAGTCGTTAGAACGTGCTGTATCAATATCTTCTTTAAGAGCTGAAATCTCTTTATTAAGAGTTTTGCTAACTGTTTCAGATACAATATTAGCACTTTTTGCAATAAAGTCTGATTTGACTTTTGCAACATGACTTTTAGCTTCACGTACTAAACGTACTTTTGTTTCAGCTAAGTCTTTTTTATCTTCGTTAAATTCGGCAATTTCACCTGCCAGAGCTTCTACAACAAACTCTTCTAGCTTGGCATAATTTTCAGCCATTGCTTTCTTGTCTGAACGTAGTTCTTGAATCTCTGATTGTAGTTGTTCTACAACAAAGCCTTTTAGAAGATCTGCATTTTCACGCATTTTAATTGCATATTTTGCTTTTGCCTCAGCAAGACCTTTACGATCTTCAGCAAATTCTGCAATTTCTTCTGCTAGGCGCTCTGAAAGCATTGTGTCAATTGCTTCAACCATTGTGCTTTTATCATGCTCATACTTCTTTGCGAATTCTTCGCGAAGATCAGCAGTAGCCGCACGTCTGTTTTCGGCAATCTTACTTTCCCAAGCTTCTTCAATTTGTGCTCTGATCTCTTCTGAAACTACATCGTTTTCGAAAAGTGTTTTCAGTGCATCTATCATTACTTTCTCCTGTTTCATTGGAGTTTGTTGATTATATTAATCAACGATTCCTTTAGATACTTTTGTGCCTTAGTGTCTTCTTTAGTTGCCTGTGCTAATTCGTATGCCTTCATTCCACCACGAGCGTTCATTAAATGTTCGTAAATCGGTGTGGGATATGCACCGGGGGCGCTAGGCTGTGCCACAACGTCCACGGTAATTATTTCAAAATCAGAAACGGTGTTATTTCCGTCCTCTGATACGTTTCCACTACCTCTCGACGAGACACCTAGTTTAACTCCGTTTTCCAACATTGTTTTAACTAAGCCTCCCATCGGGGTAGGTAAAATTTTTAGTTTTCCATAACCATTAGGACCATCCATCCACATATCTGTAATCATGTGTGACACACGGTCTAAGTTTATATTAAGTCCTTCTGGATGATCAACTTCTCCGAGAACACTAAATCCGCCCTTACATTGATCATTGAGAGTTTTGACAGCCCTGCCTATTTCATTCACAGGATACACTCGCTGATTAGCGTTGCGAACGTCACCTTGAATACAAATACCTTTCATAAAAAGATCTTTGCCTTCGTTAGCGTTCTCAAGCACAATTTGTGCTTGATCGAATGTCAAATGCTCTCGTAAGTTTTTCATTCAGCTTTCCTTATTAGCTGCCGATATTTGATTTTTTATCAGCTGCTGCTTCGGGCTTACCTTTTTTCTCAGCCCCGTGTCCTGGTTCGTTTTTCATGCCTTTTTTCGCACTCATGCCGCCTGGCTTATTTCTATTACCAGCGTCTTCGTCTTTAGCATTTAAATCACCAAGTCCTGCATGATCACCTGCTTCGTTATCTTTACCTTGGTTAAGATTGCTAGCTGTTCCGCCCATGTCGTTTTTACTAGCTACAGTTGATTTTGCATTAGCGCCGTTGTCACCGCCAATTTTAGCAGCATCTAAGCCACCGCCATTAACTTTTTCAACGTACTCGCGCATTTGTTCGCCAGCTGTTTTTTCTGATTCATCAGTTTCTTCTTCTGATTCTTCAACTTCTTCATCTGACTCTTCGACTTCTTCGTCTGATGCTTCAAAAGCAAATGCTTCGTCTTTTTCTTCGTCGTCGTCTGCGTCCATATCCATGTCGCCTTCGTCGTCGCCTGCATCATCACCAGCCATCATTTTTTCAAATTCTGCTTTTAGGTCGTCTAGTGCGTCTTCAAGGTCTTCAACACGATCTTCAACATCGCCTTCGCCTTCTTCGTCGCCTTCTTCACCTTCGTCGTCCATGCCTAGGTCTGCCATCATGTCGTCAGTTGGATCGCCGCCCATGTCTGCCATTGGGTCTGCTTCTACTTCAAACTCGTCTAAGTCAAAGCCTTCTTCAACTTCTTCGTCTGACTCATCAACTTCTTCATCTGTTGCTTCGTCTAGGTCATCTTCTGATTCATCAACTTCTTCATCTGATGCTTCATCTACTGCTTCATCATCAGCTTCTTCAACTTCTTCGTCTTCTAGAAGTGATTCATAAATATCTCTTGATTTTTCTACCACAATCTCGTGGAATAATGCTTCTGCTGCTTCTTTATCTTCATTGATAAGAAGTTCTAGCATTTCTTCAAACTTACTACGCTCTGCCATTACTGTCTCCTATAAATGTATAACACACCTCGACCGGTGTGGGGCTGTCAATATATATTTACATATTTATAAGAAAAGTATGCAGAAATAGGCCAAAAACTGGCCACTTTATATTTTTTTACTCATTATCTTCAATAATTTTTAAAAACTGTGTAATATTCATGTGCTCTACGTTCGAATATTTAGCAAAATCTTTTGGAATATAACATGTATCACTAACAACTCTAACATAATTTATTTTAGGATTTGACGTTATTACACTTTGTGTTTGTCTCATCCAGTTACCAAAAAATGTTGCAGTGTCTGTTGATTTTTTATAATTGGGAGTATCAGCATACATATTATTAAATTTAGTACCTTCGGCTAACCCTCTATAATCAAAACCTAAAATATAGATTGTTTCGTATGCATGTTCTGATGCTAACCAAAGAGCAGTAGGACCACTACTCCAACCTTTGCTAGGATTAAAATAATTGAAGTGTTTAAAACGCATATATGCTTTGTTTGGATTTGTCCAAACTTCGTGTTTCTTCTGCCAACCTGTTTTATTAATTTCTATTATCATCTTAGTATCAACAGCTACTAAGTAATCAGGTTCGTATCGTCTATAAAGAGCATTGCATCCATAGACTTTTCCTTTGGCCTTTAAGTCATTAACTGGAATTGGTGTTCTACTTGTACCGTTACCGAGAACAAAAGCAACTTTGCCTTTTTGTCTAGCTAGGTCATAATCTTTTTGTTCTAAGATTACTTTTTTATTTTCGTCGTAGATACGCTTCTTGTCCTCAGCTTCTTTTATTAATTTTTTTTGATGTTTTTCTTTTCTACGTTGTTCTTGCAATAAACGAAATTGCCGCTTGGAATACGCAGACTTGTCAATCTTGGACATTAGACTCCACCGACTTCAGCGTTAGCTTCTACTCCGTACATCTGTCTTACAAAATCTAAATCTTTAATTTTTTCTTCTTGATGGACTTCGCTAGCTTTTCTAATTTTATTAATCTGTTTAAGAGTCAATCTTGTTTTACGTGTATCATCGTAATCTAAAGGAGTTTGGTCAGACGTCTCGTCATAGGACTTATCCTCTATTGGCTCTAGCGTATCTCTATCGAAGTAAAACAATTCTCTTAATATCATATTATTATTTATATAGTTTGTTCAGTTCCTGCACCGCCCGGTGCAATATTATCTCCTGTTACAGTGTCAGGAGCAGTTCCTTCTCCACCGTCAATTGATCCAGGGCCATCATCAGCAGTATCTTCTAAGTTATCTAAGTCGGCTCCCATGCCTGCGCCACTAATTCCTGCTGATCTCATTTCTCCTGAGCTGTCAGTTGGTGTCGGTGTTAGATTTTCTTGATTCTCTTCTCTCCATAGACGTTCGTTTTCTGCAACCTCTTCGTCTGTCATTCCTAAGAATCGTTTCATTGCAAAACGATTTGACACATAAGGTATTGCACTCATTTGTGTAAATGTAGGAATACGTGCATTATCAATTTCGCTTTGACGATATGCTGCAAAGTTTTGTGGAGGCTGGAATTTAAGATTGAACATTGTTGTATCAATATTAACTCCTTTCTCTAACAAATAACGTTTGAACTCTTGATCAAACTCTTCTACTATGAGGTTTTGTAATCTTTCGCAATAGGTATTGAAGCGAAGTTCTTGTATGTAGGCAGTACCCACACGCCCGTCGTTGTATTGGGCTGAGCTGTCGTCTGCTCCTGTTGGCAGATATGATGAAGGTATGCGTAGTCCGCGTACCAGTTTGTTAGTAAAGTAGCGTAAGTCATCTATTTCTCCTAGGTTAGTACCACCTGGAAGTGTTTCAACTTTTGATCCTCTACCTTCTGCTGTTTGCGGAAAGAAGTAATCTTCGTTAATTGACAATGGATTATAACTACTATCAACAACATTATTTCCTCCACCAGTTGCTGACGGAATACGTCTCTGATGGATTTCTGTTTTTACCCTCTCTACAAATTGCATTGCCAAGTGGCTTGGCATGTTCCCTACATCAACGTAAAATACTCTACGCTCAGGTGCCCTCTGAACTCTATAGATAATAATTGCGTCTTCAAGTAATTCTTTTTGTTTATAAACTTTAAATATAGTTTCAAGTAGTGAGTTACCAAATGGATAATTTTGATCTAATCCTTCTGACAAACTTAAATGCACAACATGTTCTGCATTAACTGCTATTTCATTTTCTTCTTGCTGAAAGCGTGATCCACTAAAACTATTATTAGGCTGTCCTGTCATTCCACGGACACCACCTGTTAAGTATCCGCTTCCGCCGCCGGTAATGTTGCCATTGTTTTCGTACGGCGTTGTTGCAACCATTTCTTTAAAATTAATATTAAAGTTTTTAATTATATATTGCTCAGGGCGTTTGCCCTCTGATTCATTTACAATAATCTTTGTTACATTTGCAGGATCGACATGAAACCATTTTTTAGTTTCTGGATCTCTTACAAATATTTCATCTCCGTATTTAAACACATTACGCAATACTTTAAACATTCTTGTTTCAAAATTTTGTAGTTTGCACCATTGTTGTAAGTACTTTTGAATAATTGTTGTTTCAGAATTAGTAGCACTGCTTATAAAATCTAACAAGAAAGGCGTTCCGTTTTGTTGATTTTTTTGAGTACAAAATTCTGCAAGAATATCAAGAGCTGCATTAACTTCGCTATCAAGATCCATAACATTATATTGACCATATCGTTCAGTACGGTTAGGAGTTCCCATATATACATCAGGCAAATAACTTGAATAGTTAGTTCGAGCAGGACCTGCTGTTGCACTTGTGCCTTTAGAGGACAGTGGGGAATAAGAACCGCTTGGGTTGTTTCCTGTTGGTACTGGTGTAAAATATTTTTTCCAGCTCATTTTTTTCTCCGTCCTATATGCCTGGTCTAAGAGCTCTAACTGCTCTCATAACTCTGTCGTGAGTGTCGCCTTGATCGTCTAGCTCTTCTTTCATGTTTTCCATCGTAGTATTTAACTGAGATAGCAGTTGAACGAGCTCTCTACTGGATCCACCGCCGCCGCCGTTTCCACCGCCTGCTGCTGCTTGATTGCCAATGGTTTGTGCTGCTAGCGCATTATTTTCTCTAATTTTTTCGTTTAATAAATCAATAGTATCTTTTAAATTATACAATGCATCTTCGTAATCGTCAATCTTTTCTGAATCAAATGCACCATCTAAATCACGTATGCCTTGAGCTAGTAATCCGATATTTGGAATAACTACGCTACCTATATCAACATCTTTAAATCCGGCTAATCCATTAGAGAAATTTGCCATTGCTGCTGCATTAGCTTCAATATTACCGTTAGGGTCTAGTTCAGTCTTACCAAATTCTTGAACTGCATCCCAAGGAAATTGAGTTCCGCCTGCAAATGCATAAGCAACTAATCCAAACAGGCCGCCTGCACGTTCTGTATCAATTTCTCCAATTGTGTTTGAAGCATTAACTGCTTGTGCAAATCCTGCAATGGCGCTTGCATTTTTTACTATAAACCCATTTGGGTCTAAATCAGTTTCGCCAAATGTTTTTACCTTTTCCCAAGGATATACCGCTGTTCCTGCAAATGCAGATATAATAGCACTAAACATTCCACCTACACGGTCTGTTTTAATTTCAGCAGTTGCATTTGAAGAATTAACTGCTGCTGCAAAGCCTGCAATAGAACTTGCATTCTTTGTTATAAAACCATTTGGATCTAAATCAGTTTCTCCAAATGTTTTTACTTTATCCCAAGGATATACTTCCGCTCCTATAAATGCATCTATAATAGAATTAAATAATCCGCCAACTCTTGTTTTATCTACTACAGGAATACTTGCAAGTGCATTTCCAAATGCAACAACAGCCTCTGAATTCTTTTTTATACCTGCGCTATCAAGATCAGCAGCGGCAAATAATTTTACTTTATCCCAAGGATAGGTCACTTCTCCAAAAAATGCTTGAGATAGTCCATCAAAAACTTGCCCTGCAAATGTTGCAAAAGAATCGCCTAGAGGAGATAAACTTCCCATTGCATCACCAAATGCAACAACTGACTCTGCATTAGATTTAATTTTAGCTGCATCGCCAAGGTCTGCTTCGCTAAATGCTTTTATTTTTGTAAATGGTAATTCAGTATCGCCGCCAAAGAAACTTGTTAAGCCGTCAAAAAGATTTGCTAATGTTGTACCAAATGCAGCTTCACCGATATTTAGAGATCCTAATGCAGTACCAAATACAGTCATAGCTTCTGCATTAGATTTCATTGATTCTGCGTCGATATCTAACTTATTAAATCTTTCAAGTTTAGCAAAAAGTGATTCGCCACCTAAAAAATTATTAAGTGTATCTAGAGTTGATCCAGCAAGATTGCCTATTGCTGATACAAATGTTGCACCACCAAACGCAATTATGCCAGCTGAAATTGCTCCAAGACCTTTGGCCGAGTCTATAAGAGCCCCTCCATCTAACTCACCAATCGCTTCCAATCCTTCTGCAAACGTCGGTAATGATTTGCCTATCATCCATGTAGCGCCGGCAATAGCAGCGCCGATGCCAATGATAGCACCTGATATTACTAGTGCGCCTAAAGCCATAGGTGCTGCTGCTGCGCCTGCGGCTGATAGTGATGTTGTTAAAGCTGTTATAGCCATTGCGCCGCCACGGCCTATTCCTCCGATCATTCCTCCAAGCATTCCAGTGCCACCGGCTCTTCCGCCACGGCGTCCGCCTCGATTACTTTCTCGACCACCGCCAAGGAAATCTCCAATTCTATTTTTGAGACTAGCTGCTGCAAACGTGCCTGCTATAGCAGTAACTACAGCTGCCGAGCCTAATGCTATAGTAAGACCTGAAGATAAGCCGCCGCTTAATGCTTCTTGTAGTCCTGAGAATATTCCATTTTCAACAAAGCTACGATTAAATTCATTTCTTACGTTTGCAACTTGTCTTTCAAAATCTAAAAGTCCTCTACTTTGATCGCCCATTGCTTTTCGTTGAATGTCAGTGGCACCTGTCAAATCTTCAACGGCTGTATTAAATCCTAACATAGAAGAAACAGCAAGAGCTTGTACATTTCCTTGTTCTGCAAGAACTGTTAAAATATCGCCTTCGTTTTTAGCACGGCGTGCTGCCATTGCTTGTGTGTCGCCCATAATGCGCACAGCATCTTCCATGTCCATCGAGCCGTCTCTAAGACCTTGAGCAAGTGTCATAATTTCTGGATTAAGTTGAGCTAAACCTTGACTAAGTGTTCCCATTATCGGAACACCGTTTCTAGCAATTAATGTTTCTAGGGCGTCAGCTGCTTCTGGACCAACTTTATCTCTTAGAGTTTGTAAAGTTCCTTGTATTTGTAAGCCGCCGTCTGCAAGCGTACTATTAAGGATTGCCATAGCAGGTGATACCGCATTTTGTTCTAGTTCAGCTGCTAAAGCTTCTCTACTTTTACCAGTTATTTTCGATAATCTATCTAATTGTAATAGATATTCTCCTGCGCCAGCACTAAGCTGAGCTTGAGACATAGTCTGAGTACGTCCAACTCTAGTTTGAATGTTTAGATAGCTAGCTGTCATTTCGCCAGCTTCTTCCATTGTGATGCCTAATCTAGATAGCTGCGGACCCATCTGTGCTTGAACACTACCGCTAACTTGTGCAAATGCTCTAGCACCTCGTTCTGCATTACCGCCAAACTGAGCAAGTACTTCGCTATTATTTGCGACAACATTTTGAAATGCATCTAAACTTATGCCAGCAACTGCGGCCTGACGTCTTACTTCAAAAATACTTTCGCCGAAATCAACACCAAGTCCTGCAAGTTGTCTAAAACTATTAATGTTATCATCGACAAATTGTGTTAGTGTTGCTAAATGCTCACCTACAACAGGAATGTGTTTAGCAAAGTCGGTCATTCGGTCGCCGCCGAATGCTAATTCTTTACCTAGATTAACAGCACTACCAAGGACAGCACCTAGTCCGTTAAGAACTAAGTTGCCTATTCCTTTACCCATGCTATTCATTTGTCTGTTAGCACGTTCAGTACTTGTGGTAAGATCCTCCATTGCATCATTTTGATCTTTTATTATCTCAATGCCACTCTTACGAGCTTCATTGGCAGTTTTCATAAGCTTTGCTTCTTCAGTCCTAGGATCTTTCCCAGTACTTTGAGCAAGTTTCTTTACTGCATCCGCAAGACTTTTGAGAGTAGCTTCACTAGCAACTCCGTCTCCGCCTACATTGACAATTTCAATTTCTTCAGCCAATATCTTCCAACCTAATTAAGTGCGTACATAAATAAAAATGATACATATCTTTATAATGTATTTATACGGAGAAAATAATGCAAGAAATTACTGCACCTGGCGCTAATCCGCTTAAAAAATATTTTAGACAACCAAAGTTATATATCAATTTACCAAGCAAGGGAAAATTTTACCCAGAAGGTTCTTTAGATTTACCCGAGACTGGAGAATTAGCAGTATATCCGATGACTGCTAAAGATGAAATGACTATGAAAACACCTGATGCACTCTTAAATGGACAAGCAACGGTGGATGTAATACAAAGTTGTGTTCCTAATATTAAAAATGCTTGGATGATGCCGTCAATTGACTTAGATGCTATACTAATTGCAATTAGAATTGCAACTTACGGCGAAACTATGGAAATTAGTGCTAAAGTTCCTAATGTTGGAACTGAAAGAACCTTTGGTGCAGACTTAAATGACATACTTGCCGAGTTTGCTATGGGCGAATTTGACCCTACATTCGAATCAAATACTTTAAAAATACAGATTCGGCCTTTAACATACCAAGAATTTACTAAAAGTAGTATAAAGACATTTGAAGAACAGAGAATATTTTCACTTCTAAACAATGAACAAATATCAGAAGAAGATAAATTAGCTAAGTTCAACGAAAGCTTTAAAAAACTAACCGAGCTAACATTAGATACTATCACACAAGGTATAATATGTATCGAAGTTGATGAGCAACGTGTTGATAACCCAACACACATTCACGAATTTGTTGAAAACTCCGAAAAACAATTCTTTAATGACGTCCTTGCTCACATCGATGCACAAAGATCAAAGTTTCAAGTAAAACCATTTACTGCACATGCTGATGAAGAAGAAATTGCAGCAGGCGCTCCTGAAACATACGACATACCAATTACTTTTGATAATTCAAATTTTTTCGCATGAGGATCTTATCCTTAAGCCTGGATGAGATCCTTAGAGAAGCAAAGGGCATGGAAGAAGAAACTAAAAAACTTAGAGATGAATTATTTAAACTCACATGGTATATGCGTGGAGGACTTAGTGTAGAAGAAGCTTTTTATCTTTCATACGATGATAGAACAATGATAGGCGGAATTGTAAAAGAAAATCTTGAAACTACAAAGAAATCAGGATTGCCGTTCTTCTAATTACTTGCCTACTTTACCGTAGCTACTTAATTTTTGACTTTTATCAAAATCTTTATTCACAATACCTGATTTCTTTGCAGGTTTTGTCTTAATACTTTTTTCTAATTGCTGAACTAGTCTTCTTTTTTCTTTAGCATTAAGTTTTAGTGCATTATTTTTAGTTTGAGTATATGTACTTGACACAGGTTCTTGTTTAGGAGCAGGCTTTGCTCCTTTTCCTTGTATTGCTTCTTGAGACTTAGCTACAAATATGTCATGCATCCGTTCAGGAGTCATTCCTGCAGGGCCAATATTACTTGTATCTACATCTTTATCATCAAGAAATGCAATTACATCCTGAGTAGTTGCTTGTTTAAAGTTTTTCTTGCCCTGACGTCCAAGATAACTTGCAAATTCCTTTTTAAGATTATCAGTTGTCTTTTTTAATGTACCCTGACCACCTTTAAATGCACGCCTTTGTTCTCTACCACTTTTAGTTAGTAAGTCAAGAGGACCTTCATCTATATGATCATGTTTTGTTTCATTAATCTTCATACTAATAACTCCTACAAAGTTATTTATTACTAAAATATCTACTTCGTAGATATTAGTTATCGCTATCGCTCAAACTATAGTTTATATAAGAAGCATTAATACGAATGTATTAATGTTTAAGTTTCATGTAGATTGTTTTGGTCAGACGGAACCTGTTACGGTCCCATCTAATCTCAAAAATAGCTTCATGTGAGTCACATCGGCCGAGACATTGGAAGTAGGTAATTGTTTATACACAAAGTACAATGGGCTCTGACCTTTCCCAACCTACATCGACATCTAATGTTATGTCAATTTAACATTAAACTTGTTAATGTTAGTTTGAAATTACATTATATCCCCCGCTTCGTTCCTAGTGCTAAGGGGTTTTTATGTACTGTGTTTGTGTTTTTCGACTGCCAACATGCAATCTATATCAACTAGTGAGCCCAATTTGTTTGGTGGCTTCCACACTCTGGTGTGTCAATCAATATGTACGTGTGCTTCTA